AGCAACCCATGATACAGAATTATTCGGTTGTATCGCTCTTTGACTAGAACTGTAAAATTTATATTCCCTGTCTACTTGATCATATTCAAAGTTCGTGTTGTTTAGAATCGTATATATTTCTTGTTCCGCATTAGCTTTTCTCGTCAGCTCGGCTTCCTTATCCTTTACTTCTTGAGCTTTGCGAGCATCTTCGGAGGCGGCATATGCCGCTCGTTCTGGTGCCTTTTGGTGATAATCAGTTATTACATACCCTACCAATACAGCCATAATTACCCCTAAAATAGCTGTTACTAACACTCTTTTGTTCATACCTATTTCTCCTTAAATTTAAAACACAGAACGACTAAATAGCCCTTCCCTAAAAGGCTTATTTAAATCGTAAGCTCTCTTAACGTGATCGTATTCTGTTTTACACATAGCTGACACCAAATAATGGTAATCTCTTCGCGTACTAATATAAGGAAATAGTTTATTTAGCTTGGCACCATATTGCTGGATTAGAGATAAATCGTTTTCAATTTGATAACCCTCGTGTGAAAGTATATTTGCAGATAATGCAGAAGCTGCTTTACTTAACCCAAAAACATATCTGTAAGCAAAATAAAAATCTTCGATGTTAGGTCCCTCAGTTTTATACCTAGAAATAAAACCATATACTAAAGTGGCAGGCGCTAATAGCTCCCTAGCAAATGTATTAGCTTCTAATTCTAAAATAGGAGATTTAATTAAATCTGGGTTGTTCATTTTCTGTAAATGATGACCTCTAATTATGTGGCCGGCTTCATGACAGAGACTCCATAATTTACGCTCTTTTATTTTAATTTCTGAGTCATATAAGATGTACAAATCATCTGTTTTAGGTAAATATAATGTTGCTGCATCGGATGACTGTGTATACATCCCAATTATTAAAGGGGATACTCCGAGTGCTTGCGCACCTTGTTTATAGGTTTTAACACAAACACCCTTTTGTTTTATTAAATATTCAATTATCATTCTAGGCGTTAGTTTAATATCATCACCTATTAACTTGCGTGTATTATGTGCCTCTTTTATCGTACATACAAGATTATTAGTCAAGATCATCATCCTCTGGCATATTCGAATCATGTTTTGACTTTAAAAAATTAATAAAGTCATTTAGTTGTTGCCTTTGGGCTTTACCTAAACCTTTGTAATTCCTTTGTAAAGATATTAATTCTTCATCATAATTAAAAGTATTTTGGCTATCAAATTCTTCTAATATAGACGCAGGAATATTTAATCCCTTACAAATTTTTAATACGTTATCTATAGATGCGCCGCCTACGTTATTCAAAATTGAATATAACGTTGTATAAGGCATGTCAATTCTAGCGGCAAATCCTTTAATTGTATCTATTTCTAATATTTTTTCTTTTAAAAATTGTTCTCTCGTCATAGTGATCACCTCTATTCGTAAAGCCCTCTCACATATATAGTAATACATTAATTACGAAATATCAACATTTAAATACGATATTTCGTAATTAAAATACTCATTAACAAATCATTAACAAGCTTAAACTAGACAAATTCGAAATATCGTATTATGATAATGGCATAAAGAATACGATATTTCGAATTGGAGTTATTGAAATATCGTATTTTAGAGATGACAAAGGGAGGTGAATATATGTATCCAAATCTAAATGCAGAACTCGCAAGACTAGGCTGGAGTCGAAAAGTACTAGCGGATAAGCTGAAAATTCGATACGCAACCATTCTGGATAAGTTGAACGGCAAATATCCATTGACTTATGATGAATGTGTACGGATTAAAAATCTTATGGGATCTGACATTCCTCTTGAAGTTCTTTTTTTTACCGAGTAATACGAAATATCGAATTGAAGTATAAAAGGAGGTTAAGAAATGGTCAATAAAGTTATCTCGGTAAGTCAAATGGCGACTGTACTCGGCGTTAGCCTAACAGCTATCCGAGAGGGCATCGCAAGAGACCGATTTCCGTTTGCATATGCCTGGCAGTCGCCAGGTAAGAAATCCCGTAGCTTTGTTATTGACAAAGAGGGGTTTAGGACGTTCCTTGTCCATTCGCTAGGCTGGGATGTAAAAGTAGTTGATGCGGAGTTTAAATCCGCAGGAATTCATTAGGAGGAATTAATCATGAACTGGAGTAACACATCCTATCATTACACAATATCCGTAATTAAAGGAATCGTAGGTGGATTTCAGTATAGCCTAGACAGAAAATGTAATACAAAACGATGGGCGCTGATGGAGCTTGAAGAATTGGGCACCTCGAATTGGGGATTTTCTAACTTAAAAACGCGCTTAATTGATAGCGCCATCAGAAAAGCCATCAGATACGTTAAAGGTACCGACATGTCAAACTGTCAGGTATCGACTGTGTATCATTCTGGATTCAGGCACGATCCTGGTTATTTTAAAGGTTTAAAGGAGGTATAAATCATGACATGGATTGATGCAGGAATGCATTTGAGTTTAGCTGCAGCCGCAGTAGCATCTATTTTATCAATGATGATGATATAGGAGAAACGTAGTTATGAAAGCTATCCCAGTAAACAAAACAGCAATGGCCGCACATCTAAAAGCAATCGAATCTGATCGAATTTTAAATCAAATCAATAGCAATATTATGGATGCGGCATATGAGTTACAAGATTTTATGTGTGATTATGATGAGTCGGAAATCCGTATTATCGTCACTACAGATGGCATTACGGCCGAAAGAATTGAAGAGGAGGAAGATTATTAATGGGATATATGTTAGTGGGGGCTTTCCTTGTAGCAGGTTCCATGGGGTCCTTAGAACTCGACCAAATTGGATGGAATCAGTTTATATTGCAATCGTTAATCGGACTGGTTTTATCTCTATATGGTTTTAAAAAGGATATGGCGGAAGTCGATGCTGAAGACCTAGAAGATGTCACGTACATCCTCCAGGTAAGAAAAAGCGGCGAATACTGCCGCAATCCATATTACAAATAGGAGGTGAAATATGAATTATATTGATGTGATTTGCGTGTTATTTATTCTCTTTGTGATGGCCGCTTGCATTATGTTTTACGGCGGCCTGGTTTGGGTACTAATACGATGAGACGTCCGGCCCGAACATGTACTAAATGTGGAGTTAGGTTAATTCCACACACTTATAACTACATTTATGACGAGATAAATCGCAAGGCAATTAGAGTATGTAAGCATTGCCACGATGAACATATTCGCCGTAAAAGTAAAAATGCTCGCACTCACGGCAATGAGTAACGAGCACAGATAAAAAATATCCTATATAAATTATACCAGATAAGGAGATAAAATGCCTGAAATAAAAGCAATAAAACATAAAGCTACTGTAAATGCATTTGACTTTAATTTCTTTGCAGATAACAAAGGCAAGCACGAATCATTACAAAAGGTAGCGATAGTGACTACTAATAGCTATATCAAGCTTTCAATGCCGGCTTACAGAAAGTTAAAAGGCCCTGAATATTTCAAGGTGGGTATAGATATTAACAATAAAGTCATTTGTGTGGCGCCTGCGCTTGCAACAGAGCCATATGTAATTAAACCAACAGCAGTACAAATTGAAAGAAATACTATTTATATATCCAAAAGTCGTAGCGTAATTCGTAAACTCCAGGAAATTGGAATTCCTAAAATTGTTGAAGGAAAATTAGTGGATGATGAATTACTGTTTAAATTCTAAAGGAGAACTTATCATGGAAAACCAAAATATCTTAACAATTAAATTCAATGACACAGAAGATCTTGCACTTAAAATCGCAGAATGGAATGAAATTTTAAACCATCAATGCTGCGGTAGTTGCCATGATGAAAAGCACCCTGCTGAACAAGTAACAAAAGCAATGTGTGAAGCTGCACCTAAAGCAGAACCTGCTACAAAGCAGGAAAAACAGAAAACTCCAGAAATTACGGATGACGACCTTCCAGTACTTCCTCTTGACGCTGATCCGTCGCCTAAAGCAGAATCACAACTTCAGCCAGCCGTTCAAGAAAAGGTTAAATCTGAACCAGAACCAGAACCTGAGCCTGCATTGGATGTAAGTGATGAACCTGTAGATAAAAAAGCCTTTTATAAAAAGTTCCGTGAATGGATGGGCGAAGATGGGGTAAAAGCCAAAAAAGCACTTGCAATTTTTAGCAAGCATGGTGTGGCTCGTCCATCTAGTGACGCTTTGACGGATGATCTTATCACCGATTTGAAATCTATCATGGCAGAAAAGGAGGCTTAATATGGCTAAACAACAATTTAAAAGCCAAGCAGATATATGTAAGAAGTCATTAGACATATTACATAAGGCCGTTGAAATGGACCCTGGTAACGCTGAGGAATACCAAGCTGGTATTGCTTACACAGAAGGAGTTATGAAAGCATCCAATGCGATTGTAAAAGCCTTTGACGTGGTAGAGCCTCCTAAGGCAGCTACGCCTAAAGACAAAACGGAAGATGCTACAAAGGAAGAAAAGCCAAAGCGTACACGTAAGACTAAAACCGCTAAAGAATCTGCAGCTGCACATAGCAAACCAGCTGCAGATGAAACGCAACCAACGGTTGAGCCTAGTGTAGAAGAAAATTCGAACATCTTTGCCATGTTCGATGATTAAGGCGGTGGCGTTCTGTGGAAACTGTGTCAAGTTTATACATAAGTAAGATGTTCGATAGCATCATAATCGAAAAGGGTTATGATGCTTCGTATACCACAATCCATCACTGTGATTGTGGGCATACGTTCGGTGGTAGTTGGAATAGAAAATACAATATGGGGAGAGGATATTATACTGCAGCTAAGTACTATACTTGCCCAAACTGTGGCATTCATTCCAATCCATTTACGCATAAAGTTTTATTAGCCAACAGTGAACATGAAGTGGTCCCTGAAGAGATGCAGATTGACGTTCTAAGTTATAAGAACTTTATTGATTTACGAATACGATATAAAGGCATCCAGTTATATTGGGATGGTACATCAAAGGACGGCTCTTACAAAGAAATCTTGCGATTTGACTTTAAAAACAAACAGGCTATTTATATTGATAAATACAAAAATAAACATCCTTTGACGATTGATTATATCCGTGAGCATGAAAGACCAATTATGATGGTGCTTAAATATATTGGCAAATCTTATGCGGTGCACGACGTTAATAAATCACGTTTGGCTCATTTATTTAAAGCATTGCGTCTCGAGTTTGAAAGGCGCTTAACAGAACTGTGTGGATATAAGGTAAAAGGTGTTTATATTCCGCATTCAATTGATGAATATGGAGGATATGGCCTTTCTATGTTGGTCAATATGGCTTTAAAACTTTCTGCCCCTGATATGCCGCCTATTACTAAGTTGATTAAAAGCAACATCAAATGGGGAGAGTTTTATTGGCGCTGTACAGCTTGTGATATTCCATTTAGTGATGAAATATTAACTATGACTAAAAAGGGAATAGGTTTTCTTGAAGCGTTACGGATTTACCACAAATCACCTAATAGTAAATTGTTACGCAGCATGATGGTTGAAGATCCTATGATTGTTAAACTATCCGATATGTTAGGTATATTTAAGGATGAAAACAACCGTAGAACAATATTAACTCTTAAGCGGAACAAAGATTCAGACAATGAATCTGCAAAAATATTTGATGCTAGCCATTTTGGCGAATGCATGGGGGTTAAATCTTCAAAAATCCGGAATATGTGGATTAGACTTTCTAAACGCTATGGGGAACGCAATTTATTAAGGTATCTGTTAAATGCTGAATCATCAGATGTTAAAGATACCGTTAATATGTATAGTCAAATAAATAGGGAATATATAGCTCAAGTTTGGAATACTGATTGCAAGTTAAAAGACTTTCATGATGTTGTAGTTAATGTTTACAACAAACAAGAGTACGGTGACGTAATGCGTCCGGAGGCTCCCCAGCTACAAGCTGACGTGA